AGTTTACGAAGACAAGCACCTTGCGATTGTTCAGATTCAGCGTCGTCGTTCCACCTACCAGCGTTGCAAGAGTCTGGTATGAGGTCGTGAGAAGAAGCTGGGTTTGGTTGTTCGTCGGTGTGGCGAGAGAAAGGACGGACATCGGAGCGACCCCAAGTCTCGTCTGATCAATGAAAGCGGGTGGAATCCCGAGATAATCGAAGGTCAGGAGGGTCAGGAAATTCGCGGATCCGTCTGTCACGATGCTTCCAACGCAGCGCCATGGCTTATACGGGTGATAGTAGCCAAGAAGCGAGCCCGTGCTGTCATAGGGTCTTTGATCTGAGATGAACGGTTCACCATTTTGGGTCAGGTAAAGATAATAGGTTGAGGTGTCGCCAATCGTGACCCCGGTATCTAGGTTCGCCGAAGCATTCCACTTCAGAGTCGTCCGGGTGAATTCAAATGAATTCCCATAGACGCTAATCCGGTTCCCCTGCCCAACCGACCAAACATCGGCAGTGTCTTCCAGCTCAAGGCTGACCGTGTTTAGGTTTGAGAAAGAGCGATCGAAGTCTTTTGAGCGCGTGCCGATGACGGTCGAGCCATCCACGCAGGCCACACCGATGTAAATTCCATTGCCGTCGATGAATACGCCGCCGCTAAAAACCCTCCAGACCCCACCACTTGAAAGGTCGAGCCACCAATCCCCAGCATTGGGAGAAGTCGGAGCGGTGAATGAAACGACCGGCTCGTTGTAGGTGACAGCGAGAGAATTTACGTTGGCCGGATTCGTGAAGAAAACATACGCAGCACGGCAAAGCGTGATGTTGTCGGCATTGTTGATGGCAGTTCTTTTGATCGTTGTTCCCGTGTGATCGAAGAAATATCCGCGCTTGGCCTTGTCGATGCAGCCGACCGTTGAATTGTAACGGCCAAAGAAATACTCGGTCGTGGATCCATCCACAATCTTCCATGCCTGATAAGAGCCATTGGCTGGAGCCGTGCCTGAAAGCGTTCCGATGAGGAGCTGCGTGCCGTTCTCCCCTTGGGTTTTTGAGGCAGCTTGGCCCGCCATCGTGGCATCGTTAACCTTGCAGGTGAAGGTCCCTGGACCCGAAAGCGTGGCAGTCAGGTTCGACGCGGCGGTGAAAATCGTGTTCTTGATATAGCCCTGAAGGTTCGTGACCGAGGCTGAAAGAAGGACTTCATTGTCGGATCCGGTATGCGGTAAAAGGAATGCAGGTTGGCCATCTGAATTGACTGCCCCCGACACAAGGCGATTGGGCGAGAAGGCCACGGCCGTTGCAAGGAGGGTGCTGAGCGATTCAAGAGAAGTGTTCGGGTTGTCGTACCAATAGGTGCCACCAACCGCTCGGCTGATCACAAAACGCAGCCGCTCTATCTCATCTGAAAGCGAAACCCCTTGGTTTTCTGAGCCCTCAGATCCAGGATCGGTCTGGATCCGCATTTGGTTGACCGTAGCTTCATAGCCCACGATCGATTGGGGGATCATATTGTTTATGATGTTGTTGAACTCACCGTTCAAATCCGCTGACTTTAGGGTCTGATTTTTAGTCCAGACCGTGATTCTCGAAAAAAGCGACATTCATCCCCCTACTTGCTGTCCTGCATCCCGGACATCTTATACCAAACCCGGAGCTTCGTTATTTTGAAAGTGTGTCCAGGCGTGTCGTCATAAAAACGGAAGGAGACTCGTTTCCCTAAGCCCTGGACCGGAAACAATGAAGTGACCTCGACCTCGGCCTCAGTCGTGCCAACATCAAGCACCATGCCAATATCGAGGTCACTCCGCCCTCCCACCTCGATCTGCCCCTTTTTGTGGTGCTTGCCATCGAGGTAAATATCAAAATTTATATTCCACTTTCCGCAGGGAACATACATGAGCTGAACGAATTCCCAGTTCTTGTTCGCATCTCCGAACGCAGGATTGCCCTGGGCAAGGTCAAAGTGCGGGGTCTGGAATTCATATTCATAGCCGTTTTCGACCGACTGATCGATGGATCCAATCCAGGCGTTCGGCGAATCCATGAAGTAAAAATAGCCATCGTTGGCGCCATAAAACGGCCGCTCAACCCCCGTGATGTCCTTGCGAAGGAAAAGGCAGTTGGGCTGAACCGTGTCGCGCCAACATATCTTTGGGCTTGAGGCATTGGAGAAGTCGATCCCAAGGATCCAGTCATTTTGGATTGAGGTTCTTCCCCTGAAAACGAAATAGGCGATCTGCTTTTCAGCGAAGTAAATGCCCTGACGAATCCCTCGGCCCTCTTGAAGGATGAAATCCCTGACGAATTGCTTTACGCGGAGCTGCGCGAAGATATCAGATGCCGTTACGTCGCCCGTGGCGTTTGTGGCCTGGAGGGACATGATGCCGCCATACTCAGTCGCCACGTAGGTATCGTTGAAGACTGGGACCGCGCAGCGGCCGCCCGGCGCTCCAAATGAACCCGTGACCTTCTGGAAATACCAATTCTGAGCAGAGGGATCCGTGTCGACGAGCGAGTAAAGCCCGCGAGGATACTTCAGGGCAAAGAGCTTCGTCCGGAAGACAAAGAGACAAGACACGCGCTCGCTTTCCCCTGGATACACGGAATAGGGGAGCGGGAAGCTTGCGAAGTCTTCATGATCGAGCGCCGACGAGGCATAAATATTGTGGCTATTGCGCAGGAACACAAAGAACATTCCCCGAAAGATCACCCCATCAAGAGGCTGATTCGTTCCCGAGAAGTCACCGACCGGGTTTGAAATGTTATTTCTGACCGTGGAGTCAGATTCAATCGACTGGATGGGGTCATAGCCCGTCATCACAAAGATCTTCCGAGGATTGTTTCCCTGTTCGGCACCCCCCGTGACGAAGTTTCCAAACTGGCTCGTATTGAGCGTCAATGGAGCGCCGGTGCCTGGGGTTATCAGTCCTTGCACTTCCGGGTTGGTGTATCGATAAACGTTTCCGTCGAGCCCCAGTGCGATCAGCCGTTGGGTTTGATCGTCTGGCCACCAATCAAGCCCGGCGCGAATTCCAACTCCAAGAGGCGACGAATTCCAGCGCATGGCGCCGACAGCTTTTTCGATCGCACCATTTTGATAATTGACGTTTCGAGCCCTGATCAGGTTTCCAGCCTGGAGGGCTGAATCGGGGTCATCGGTTTCAAGCCCGTTGATCCCGAGGGGAAGCTCGACAATCTGTCCATTGTATTGCGGCATCAGTAGACTCCGCGATATCGATTCCGTCCGAGTTTGTCTTCCCGAGGCACCAAGGTTCCGCGTTGCCTATTGGCTTGAGTGATCTGACGAGCCCCTTCATTCTGCATTGCAACGATCATCTTTCGGGTCAGCTCAAAGAATTTGTCCGTGTCCTGGAGCTGCTTTTCTTGGCAGAGATAATAGGCCGTTGCGTACTCAAGCACCACACGCTTTTGCTTTGGAATGATCGGAATCGAATTCTGAGAGTCGATGAGATCGGTCGGCACGGGAATATAGTCCATGTCGATCTTGATCGGAATGTGGGTCCATTTGTTGAACCGGATCAGATACTCGGTCTCGCTTCGGTAAACGTCTGCGTAGCGGTCAGGAGTCCCGCTCACGAGCCGAATGATCGGCCATTTCTCGTCCATGGTATCGATGTCGATGGCGTAAATCTTGCCATCAGTATCGTCATCGAAGCTGTTGGATTGATAAATCCTGAAGGGTGCGCATAGACGAAGGATATTCGTCGGGAGCGAGTAAATCATGTGATAGCAAGCGCAGCTCTGACCATTCTCTGAGTAAACGGCGAACGGAGCCTCAATAGTGGCGGTCGCGTCTCCCGCATTGTGAGCCGTGATTTTATAATAATCGTAGGTGCCTTCAGATTTGAAAAGCCAATCCTTGAGGCTCCCGATCGATGAAGCCGGCGGAGTCACGAAGGTGATTGTTTCCGATCCTTGAGTTGTGTTTACCGAACTCCAGAAAGGGGGCTGCATGATGACGCTAATTGGATATCGCGATCTGGCCCATGCCCACGGATCTCCGATGTCGCCACCCGAAAAATGTGAGCCGCCTGACAAAATATCAATATAGGCGTTGTTTAAGAATTTTAGCGCCAGCTCCTGATAAACCGAGGTGCCGTCAGTCTTCTCGCCGGCCTTTTGAAGTGCGCCCTTGAGGATGTCGGCTGCCGAATAACTTGAAGCCATTGGCCATCCTTTCTTGGGCTAGAGTGTCGAATAGGAAATAGTCATTCCATTCGCCGCTGCGGCTCCTCCGAAGTAGGGCATAATTCCTTCGCCGCCTTCGAGGATGTAGGGATGGAGGTAATCGAACTCAAGCGACACGCCAGTGTTGTTTGCGATTGAGGCGTAATATTCAAGAAAAGCCCCCGCCCAAAGGTTGTTGACGATGATGGATGCTCCAGGAAGAGTCGTGGCTTTGACACGAATTGAATAGAGGTTCGATGAAAGTCCGGCAGGCCCACCAGCAACCCAGTCAACAGGAGGAAGGAAAGCAGTAACGATAGTTCCTGTTGAGGTGTACACTGGAACTGCGATCGTAGTGAGCGAACTCCATGCCGTGCCATTCCAATATTCATAGGTGTAAACCCCCGAGGATCCGTCTTGCGTGATGGTAAATCCAAACAAGCCGGACTTATATTTCGATTGAATTACAAAGCCGTTTCCGATTGTTCCAGATGCATTGAAGATCGTGGCGGGATTCGATCCTGCCAACGGAGGAGGAAGAACAGCCGAATAGGTTGAGCTTCCGTCGTAGGTGTAAAGAGAAAAGCTTGCCGAAGAAAAGAGCTTTGCGATACCAACATCAACCGCAGATCCGGATCTGTTAAAAGCCCGAACCATGTTCAACGCGAGCTGAAGAGTGTTCGGAGCCATTAAGGCCGCAACGCCAGAAATATCCGGGTAGGCCGTAACTAAAACCTGGGTCGGTTGGTAAATATTCATTTCTCTTCACCCTTGGCAGAAGCTTTTTTTTGAGACGAAGGAGGGGTTTCTTGAACCTGAACCCGATGGACCCGATCTCCATTTGCATGGAACTCGACCCCGTCGCGCTCGAACCGATAGCCATTCTCCTTTGAAATGTGCAACACATAGGGATTTGCCCTCATGATCTTGCCTGTTTTTGCATCCCTATGGTGAACACGCAGGTCAAATGACTTTCTTTCTTCCACGAACCCCTCCCTTGGTTTCCTCTACCAGCCGATGATCTCGGCCTTTAAAGTTGTAGCAGGAACCGCGAACCCTGTCGCAAATTCAGAAAGATCCGCTGCCGCAGCCTGTTGTACGCCGCCATTGGCGCCACCACCGGCCACGGTAATGTCAGACCCTGTATTTGCTCCCAGAAGATTCGTTCCCGCATTCACTCGTGTCGTCGTGCCATCCACCACAGACGCATTCTTTAAAAGAAGCGAGTGCGAGTGAGCAGCCGAATTAAACAAGCGAAGTTTTTGATTGGTGTAGTCGAATTCTGCGTGGATACCTGCTCCAGCCGAATCGTAAACCACGACACTCTCAAGATTGACCGGACAGCCGAAAGCACCCCCAAGAATAGGGATGCCTCCAGCGGGATAGGTTAAGGTCCCATTGCCGAATGCAATCTGAACCTTGTTGTGTTTTCTTGCCTCAATACGGCGTTGCTGAATCAGCGTCACCGTGACGTTCGAGGCGACAAGTGCTGTCATCTTTCAGGCCCTCCCTTTGCCTAAATTAGGCGCTTAGGACCATGTTTGAAGAATCATCAGCCGATTCCGGAACGTCATCCAATTCAAAGCCGATAAGAGCTGCGCCAGCGGCGGAGCTTCCATCGACAGCTTGAGTTGAATGATCGAGCGCGATCTCGGTTCCCGGAACCAATTCAACGGGGCTGATGTCCTTATAGAGGACCGATCCAACTCCCTGAAGGTTCGGGAAGCTGAGGGTTCCGATCAGCACTTGACCGCTGGACGAGCCAGGAGTCGGACGCGCATAAATCGAAACTACCGGAGGCGTGACAGAAGCAGCGACCGCAGTCGTCACGCATCCCAAGAGACGCGATAACTGACATTTGCGCATGACGATATAGCTACCGTAAAACGCAGCGGCCGAAGCCAAGTTGCGAGGAGCAACAGTCGCGGTGTTGTTAATCGCGACTGCTGCGTGAAGAAGTTTACTTGTGTACATTTTTTAATCCCCTCTCTTTCTTTTCTATTAGGTGCTCGTGAAGTGAACGACTCGGGCTTCACCAGGGTTTGCGGAATCAGCCCAGATCTGACCGAATTCCAAAATGCCGTACCAAGCCACCGACCGCGAACGGCCGAAGTCTTGGGGAATGGCTGCGCGAAGTTCAGGATCTTCAGCCGAGACGATTGCGACCGCGTCTGCTCCGAAGAACACTGCTTCACCGACCACACCGTTCAATCCGAGAGAACCGGAAAGGGCGCTAAGGTGATTGATTTCGATGAACCGAACGGACTCGAAACGACCGATTTCCGAATTGTATTTAGCTTCGGGATCGGTGTATCGGTGCCAAGGTTCCCAACCTGGATCCTGCATGATCCCTCGTTTGCCTTTCGTCGAGACGAGGCAAATATAATCGTCACCTTCATAAGCCGGAATGACGAGGTTCGAGAACATGTAATCGCGAATTTGCTCAACATGATAGGTGTTGAGGTTGGCGACTGCTTGACCAGAAGGAGTTCCATTGGTCGAAATCGACAAGGACGAAACGCCCGTTGCGACCGCTTTGATTTGCCCGGTCTTGAATGCGGCCGAAGCAGCATTGTCGAGAACGAGTTTCATTTGGTCTTTCAGGGTGCGTTGGATGATATTTTCAAGATCGAACTTGGAAAGATCTTTTGCCAAGCTCGTATAGGGAACCGACCGACCCCATTCAGAGACGGTGATCGCGATCGTGGTGATCACGAGATCGTCTTGCGGGATTTGTTGGTTCTCGGTGATTCTGCCATCAGACGGAACAGCGAGGTTAGAAACGCGGGTGATCGTGATCGATTCACCGGCATTCTTGCCATAGCCAGGTTCCGGAGAGACAAATTGCATGAATTTTGTTTCAGCAATTGCCGCTTGACGGAGCTGGGTGCTCATCGCGTGGCTTTTGTAGACCCCAGTCGGGGCGTCGTACGACCATGTAAACTGACTCATTGATTTGCCTCCCTATGAAATCCTCAGTGACGATTGCGTCGCTGGAACTTCTTTATCTGCGCCACGAACGACTCGGGCTCCCCTTGAGCCACCGCTATCGGCGGAGCACTTGCTCCAGATGCGGGTAAAGACGAGGCTGACGTCGGAGTTAATTCTTTGCGGGTGCCCGAAGGCGTTCGGATCTTTTCTACGAGTGCCCTTGTTTCCCCCGCTAAAATCTTCTCAGACTCAGCAAGTGGGAGGTTGGCGATCTCCGCCCACTTTTCCTTCACTATTGATTTTACGATGCGATCAGCATTTTGCAAGTCTGGGTTTCTTTCATAGAACCCTTTCCAGAAAATTTGTTCTTGCTCTTTGGCGCCTAATTCGCGCATGACATCGTCTCGCGCTTGCTGACGAAGCATCGAAACGGCCTTCTTTGGATCGGTAAAAAGAAGCTCATCAACGGCAGGACCTTCAATCTTTGGAGGTACTTGCACCTGTTGGGTGTTCAGCGTGTTGGTATTTTGACCTGGCTTTTGAAGTCTTTCTGCGGCGAGTCTGGATTCGACAACTTGTCGCTCCATCTCCTTCGTGTATTCCGCCAAATCTTCGGCGGTGTGAAATTCCCTGCCGAACGTTTTGTAGATGGGTTTTGCTGCCGGCGTGCCTTCAGCGGGCGGAGTTTGAACTGGCGCCCCTGGATCACCTTCCATACCTGGCCCTCCTGCGGAGGCTGCTGCCTCTTGACGATATTGCTCCTGAAGAACTGCTGGATCTGTACCTTCCATTAAATTTGGTGCGGCGGTCGCCATTAAACACTCCCCTCCTCATGCATTCTTTTTTCAATCTTAGCTGCCCCTCGAACTCGCGAGTTAAGCGTTTCCCCGAGATCCTCTATAGCACAGAGTTCGGCGACTAACGCCGACAGCTTCATGTGATCGAGGTTTCCCTCGCGGTAAAGCATCTTCATTTTCTGCATCACACGCTTTTCATGCTCCGAAAAAATCGGACGAAGATGTTGGAGCAGTGCGTGAGAAACTTGCCCCGATGCCGCGACAATAGCCTCGTTCTCGGTCATTTAAGTTCCCGGTCCATGCACATTTTGCTGAAGAAGTGCGTGTGGCATTGAGCTATTTGCCGCCATGTTTGCGACTTGAGGAATCTGAGACTGGGCATTCGGTCCAGTTCCAGGTTGTTGTCCGGGAGTCATTCCACTCGGAGGGCCTCCTGGCGCGCCCTGTCCACCACCTTGTTGAGCTTGTGCAGCTCCAGCGGCGGCCGCAGCGGCTTGCTGCTGCTGTTGCATTTGCTGCTTCTCTTGGTCAGTGAGTTCAAGCTTCTCGGTATCGATATCAAGTGCTTTCATGATTTCGCCCAAGAGAGAAGTGAAGGAATATTTTGCCTGGAACTGAGACATGAGAAGCGGAGATCCCGAGATCGTCTGAAGAAGTGAGGTTATTTTCCTGAAATCGTTCATGCGGCTCAAGAGCGTTGAAAGGCCGAAAACCTTGAACCTCACTCCATTTGCGATTTGCTGGAATCTCTTTTCCGGCTGAAGTGCCTTCGCAAGAGGAGCTTTGGCTCCCAAAATATTCGAGACGTCCGCTTCATCGAGGTCATCCATGAACTGAGCCATGGTGAGAAGTGCCTTCGTTAAAACACGTTCAAGGAAAGTTGTTTCGATGATTTTGACTATGCCATTGAAAATCCCCGTTATTGATTGGTTGGCCGCGACGATCTCGGTCGCCTTTACCGCTCGTTGCGGAAGGTTTCCTTGAGTCGTTGAGTTTGAAAGCGAAGCCGACTGGAATTCCCTGTCGACGAGGTTGTACATATTCATGGTCTCGGGAGCTACGGCACCCGTGTCGACACGCTCAAGAACCTTGCCCATCGGAGGAGCTGAGGCATTCAACAGAAGCGTCTCGCCGGCCATGATGCCATCTGAAACTTGGTTTGGATCCGATAGCCAGTTTTCGCGAAGCTGCTTGATTCCAAAAACGCTCATCATGCCGCCGTCGACCATAAGATTGTAAAGTTCGTTCAATGCCCGGTTGTGCATTGTCGGTGCATCCATGAGGGCTCGATGCCACACGGAATGAGGCACGCGAATGATTGGACTCACCACGAACGGCGACTCCCCATGCCAGAAGGGATTGTCCCGAGGAGGACAAATCACCGTTCCGTTATCAGCGATCGTGCAAGTTCCGTGTTCCATGATCGGAAGGTGAGTGCCTGGATCCAAAATCGTTCCCCAAAGCTCATAGAGCCGCACTCGTTTCCTCGTTGCGTGCATCGTGTTCGACTGGTTGGTCTCGCGCGCCTTGCGGCCCTCTTGCTCCATATCCATGTGGCCCTGGAGCTGCTCAATGGCCTGAATGTCATAAGTTCCAGGCTCTTTTTCGTTTACGCTTTTGGCGACCTCAAGAAGCCGATGATAGTCGATGTCGATGGCCTGGATCTCGTAAAGCCCATCCCCAGTGTCGTCCGGATACCAATCTTCTTGGCGAACGAGATCGAGAACGAGTTCCCATGCATATTTATCATTGCGGAAAAGCTTCACTCGGCCCACGTTGTCACCCTGAAGAGCTTCGATCTCAAACTTCGACTTCTTGCTCATTTGCCCATGGACCTTGCAGATCATGAGCGAGCCGAGCAGACCAAGCTTTAGGGCGTCGGCAATGAAGACCGAGGGGTCAATGCGATCGAGCTGGCGGTTTAAGAGTGATTTCCAGTCGCCGGCTTTTAAAACGACTGGATCGGCCTGTGTATCGACGCCGGGATTGTACTCAATGTCGAACCATTCCTCGGTATCAACCAAGCCCTGTTGAAGAAATGAAACGATTTGCTCGACCGCCATTTGCTGCTTTCCGAGGAACTCGGTCGATTGCCCCTTTCTTTTGTGGGTCCAATCCGTGTTGAGGTGATAGCAATCAAAGTTCTGGCGATTCAGATCGATTCGACGGATCCGCGCTAGCTTGGCTTCGTTGACGTATGAGAGAATCGCCTTTGCGGCTGGATCCATGTTCGGGCTTGAAGGGGCCGGGTTATCCATAATTAAACTGTATCAGGGTTTTATGAAACCAAAAGCCGGTCTCGGCACCCTGACACTCCTATAGTTTTGACAGTTGGCGTTGACTCCCCACGCAAGATACTGAAGGGCATCATGAATGTGGGAGTAGATGTTTTTTATCGGGGACTGGCTCGTTTGCTCAATTTCGGCGGCTTTCTCGGGATATCTATAGCCCCCATCGAACCCCTTCGTGAGCACTGGGCATTCATTGATGTTGACCTGAAAGCCTGGATTTCCCCGGTACATCCTGCAAAGAAAGCTATCGACGGCTCCCCGTCGCGGTTCCCAGTTCACGGGTCCAGGGATCGGAAGAAAGCCCTTCGAATTCAGAATGCTCGCGCATGAATCCTCGTTCGTGTCTTTTCTGAAGTTCCCCGATGGATCGATAAAACAAAGCCAGTCTCGCCGGCGATCGTTCCATTGTGGGAAAATCTGCTTCAGCTCGTGGACAACGTAGGTCGAGAAACGCTCGCACCCCATATTCACCGAGGTGAACTCTTTTAGAATATTGAGAGTACCCTCAACATACTGTCCAACCAAAGCAGCAGCACACAAACCAAAATCCCACCCAATAAGTAGGGGAAGGCCCAACTGAGGCTCCAGCGTAAAAGCCGACGCATGAATCTTCTTGTTCCAATCGCCATAAACCGGCATCCCCTGGTAGGTGACCCATTCGAGTTCATATTCCTGTTGAAACTTCCTTCGAGGCATCCCTGATTTTGCCGCATCCTTCCATTCTACAGATCTTTTCTCTTCATCGGCGGAATAATGAAGTTCAAAAACCGTGAAATGGTTTTTATCGTTCTCCCAGATTCGGACGCCCTGCATTGGTCTCTTTACTTCAGGCATCGCCGACCTCTTCAAAGGGCTCATCCAGCCTGTCAAAAACAAGGCGCTGAAAGAATCCTGGAGCGGGGCTTGAGATTCCGATAAACTTTCCCCCTTCGATTCCTTTCTTTCCTTCAATCGTCGGGAACGAAGCGGAGAACATCTGCTCGGCGTCATCCCAGAAGGCCATTTCATCGGCGAGAATTCCTGAGAATGTAAATTGCCTGAGCTGATCGGCACCCGATGCAAATCCCGTAATCTGGGATGAGATTTCAGGGAACGTGAGCTTGCCGAAGATGGGTTCCCAGTTTGGAACAATGTCTTTTGGAATTACATCGTGGTTCATGTTTTCCAAGATGAATATCGCCCTCTTGATAAGCTCGTCTGAGTCGGTTTCCTTCTTGGAAACAAAGGCCCAGTTTCTCCCAGCGTGGAACATGGAGTCCCAAAGGGATAGCGCAATGCAGGTCCATGACATCGACATCCGTCTGGACTTCGGAACAAGAATCAGACGCTTGCGCTGCCAGACGCGAACGAAGAGCTTCAAATATTCTCGATGAGTCGGGAAGTCCTTAATGGGGTTAGACCTATCGACCTGATCTAAAGTCCTGCAGCCCTTCAAGAACTCCCATGGGTCATTTCTGATCTGACGGACTCGTTCGAGAGTGTCTCGATCCTGAATCATCAAATCATCGAGGGGGGTTTTTTAAACGGCCTCTTTTTATTCGGCATTGTTCCAGCGGCTCCGATTCCAGAATCAATCTTCATTGCAGGCTTCTCGGGATCGCGAACGCCGAACTCAGAGAACGGCACCTTGACGCTGCTCGATTCGGAGGGCGAAGCCATGGAGGCAGAATATGAGGTCGGTCCCGGTTCTTCCGAGGGATCAATCTTCGGATTGCCAGAGCTTCCGGCGCTTGCCATTGGACTCCAGGTTGTTTCTCCGGGTTCGTCTGACATCGGAAGTTTGGGATTGCCGTTCTCCTTCGGCATAGCCTCTACTCCCGTCCGGACCACCGGAGACGGTTTCGCGCCCTCGATTTCCCGATTCGTGAAGGCTTCGCTGCCGCCCATTCCGTTCTTGACCTGTTGCTTTACTGATCTCATTTTTCCGATCCTCCCTTTTCATTGATCTATTGTTTCATTTCTTCGATAATGATGACCCCAGAACCAGATGCGCCCCCAGTTGAGATTGTTCCGCCCACTCCTGCAACGCTGGCGCCCACTACATATGGATATGAGGCCGCAACGGATGTAATAAAACCTTCAAAATAAGCTCCGCTTCCGCCGCCGCCCGCTGCACTGTTTGCTGCATTTCCGCTACCGCCTCCGCCGCCTGCACCAGTATTGGCACCCCCAGCGCCACCAGTTCCACCTGAACCATAACCACCAGCTCCAGCGCCTCCCAAGGGGCCTTCTCCGCCAGCGCCTCCTTCAGCATTAACAACGTTTGGAGACGTGCCGCCCGGATCACCGACTAAATTTTTCAAAATTACGACGTTTGCCGGACTGTTGGTTAGCGTGCTACCGCCAGTTCCACCCGATAATCCATTTCCGCCGCCGCCACCGCCGCCTGATCCGATTAGATTGGCTCCAAAGAACGATGGATTTCCGTTATTGCCAACCCCGGTCGTCGAGCCCCCTCCTGACCCACCACTTCCGACGACGATGACCCTCAAATATAAATTCGTCCCAGTTGGAGTATAGGTCGCCGTCGCAAGGGTAGCCGAAAAGGTGATTGATGAAGTTCCCGAACCCGAGGAACGCGTCAGGGTTGATCCTGACGTTGCGCCCGTTCCGCTCATGAAGAGAACCTGACCCGATTGAGCACTCAGCGCTCCTTGCACGGTGTAGGTGTTGCTGTTGTTCGTGTATGTGTCGCCCACTGCGCAGGTCGTGCTCGTTGAGATCGTGAACAGCCAACCTGTTTGAATGCCGGTTGACGTCAGAAGTTTTCCTGTCGGAACGCTAAGAGAAACGGCTGGCCCAGTCGGTCCCGTGGCTCCCGTCGGTCCAGTCGCGCCCGTTGCTCCGGCTGCTCCAGCGGCACCTGTTGCACCCGTGGCGCCGACTGCTCCCGTTGCCCCAGTTAAGCCCGTAGGACCCGTTGCGCCGGTCGCCCCAGTGGGGCCAGTAGCTCCAGTTGCGCCTGTTGCTCCGGAAACCCCCGCTGACCATGTGCCATCTCCTCGCCAGAAAGTAGAGGAACTGGCCGAAGTCCCGGAATTCAAATTCCCTACTGGAAGATTTCCAGAAACATCCGTCCCCAAAGCAACGGCTCCATAGGTTGGGGCGCCAGAAGCATTTCCATGAAGAACCGTTGTTGTGGTTCCAAGAGAACCCAATGCGGTTGGAGATGCTCCTGATCCACCTCCCAAAATGATTGCTTGGTTAGTGAGCAATGCACTTGATGACATTGCGGAGGTGCTTGAGAAATACGGGATGCCTCCTGAGGTTCCGCTAGTGAGGGAGGTCCCACCATGGGACACGGAAAGAGTTGGCGAGGAAACTAATCCATAGTTAGAAAGAGCAGTTCCGATGTCGCCCGTTTGTTGAGTGACAGGAGTGGCTCCAAACCAGGCTTGCTTATTTCCAGTTTGAACTTGCCACATGGTATTGTTCGAACCATCTAACGCGCTATATCCCCCTGCATAGTCGGTAACTAAGGCAGCGTTCGTCCCGTTTTGAAAACTGTAAACACTAGAAATAACTTTTGAGGTTGTGAGAATTCCGCCAGTGTCATTTAAGCCATCTTCCCCATCGAAAACCCATGAGCCAATTTGAGCGCTGTAATTACTCACGTCTAAAGCGAGATCACTGCCGTCCCCCACGATTCCAAGACTAGCTGAACCACTATAACCGTGCACCGCGACCTGGTTACTAGCGTTCAAAGTGTCTGTGTAAATATTTCCACCGGAATCTGATAGAACATCTCCCCCATCGAAAGACCAGCCTCCGAAATAAGCGCTACCATTTCCATTGATTGTCCAGGTTGCAGAGTTTGGGCTAAGAACAGGATTCGTGGTCCCATCATTTTCCCCTGTGATAGAAAGATTATTTGAGCCAACGCCAAAAATTGCATTCCCGGCTGAATCGTCTAGCGTATTATTCAAGGTCTTCACGCTTCCGTTGTAGGATACAGAGAGTGACGGTGTAGATGAGCTGATTCCTTGAGAGAACACATCCAAAGGATCGGTCATGTTCGCTAAGCCGTTTATAATCACATTATTGGTAACAGCTAAGGCACCCGGATCAGTGAGCGTTGTGCCGTCCCAGTCTCCGAAGCCAGCGATATTTCCTGAATTATTATAAAGAACGTTTCCGCTGGAACCCAAACTTCCGCTGATGAAACAAGTCGTTCCATCCTGAAGGCAAATGCCTCCCTGTAAAAGAGTCGCGATGTTGTTTGCGCCCCAAATAAGAGGAGCTGCCGAGTTTGCTATCGTCGAAAAGAAAATTGCGAGAGTGAAGAGAATTTTCTTCATTACTATCCCTCCAGGTTAACGGTGAGATATCCGCTGCTAGCGGTTGAGGCATTTAGTGATCTGACGAAAAGATGGGTTCCCGAGGCAAGAGCCACGTCAACAACCTGCGGTCCTTCACCTTGGTTTGCGACCCAAGCACGCGTCACCGATCCTGAGTTTGGGCCAACGCCGAATTCGATTGGAATACCGATCGTGGAAGACATCTGAACCTTTTGGATGAGCTTTGACATCGCAGCTCCGGAACCAACAGCGGCCCATGATCCGCCGGCAGCATTGATTTCAGTTACCGAGCAGTCATGAAACTCGCCCTTCTGAACCGAGATCCCGCTTGCGATTGAAACTGGAAGCGGATTCGGGCCGACAACTTGAACGTTTACCGAAGCGGCACTCGACGAACCAAGCGATCCAGTGACTCGTGATCTCATTTGATGTTTTCCTCTATCCAGCTATCCACTTTATCTCCCATTGGTTTTTCAAATTCTCCCTCGATCACTCCATTATTGACCGATTTTGCGTCTAACTGAATGGCCCGATCGACCCTATTTTGCTCCAACTGGTCAAGTGCCTGGAACAAATCGCGAATCATTGAAGAACCAACGTCGATATTTTGACTCGGCCGACCCATGGCGCGGTCCATCACCTGCGACGCAGCCGAAAGACGAATCCCTTCTTTTGAGCTGCTCAGCATTAAATCCCGCACGGTTTCGACCGCATCGGGCATTAAATCTTTGAAAAGGTTTTGGAAGTCACGGTTTGCATAGCGCTTTTGAATCTCGAAGGCCTGATCTTTGATGCGGCGAAGGCCGAGGACCTTCTGCACTTCTTCAAAGGAAAGGCCGAGCATCGTGGCAATTTGGGGAGCTTCAGCTCCGCCGGCTCTTAAGTGGGCGATGGCTCGATAATGAAGGGGATCATTAAAGACTTGGGCTTTGACGGCATCCTGGATCGTCTCCATGGCGTCGCAGGCCGAATCAACGGGACGCTTGATCTCGGAAGCGTCAAAATTATCCGACATTTTAAAAGCGCCCTCCCCACGGCCCTTTATTTCATGAAATGAATCTTTAAGCTACACTCTAACTTATGTCAGGTTCAATTCCCACTTGCACCATAACCGGGTCACTGCGGTCGCTCACGGGTCTCGCTCCTGGCGATCTTTCCTCACTCAACGCCACGCTCTACATCAAAAACGAGCAATCGTTCATGTACAACGATAACCTCATTGCTCCGTTTGAGCTAACAGCAGATTTTGACGGTAGCGGAAACGTCTCCTTGGCCTGCATGGAGACTGAAACGCCGGGTCAGAGACTAAATATCTTCGTGACGATCAGCGAGGGGCTTTCGACTAGAACAATTCTCTTTGATCCGGCAATAATTCCGAATACTGGGACGATTGATCTGGGATCGCTGACTCAGGTTCGATTGCCGGTTTGGTAGAGGCCACCTTCGCAGCCAGATAAGCCACAAGTCGCGCCGGGTCTGATTTGTAGTTCGCGACTAGCGGATGAAGTTTGTTGTCATACCAAGCTTCGTAAATCGCCCAAAGCTGATCCAAATTGAAGCCCGAGAACTCGATCATGTTTTTCACGTACTCGCGGTCGATCGTGCCGCGAGAGAAGTGCTCGCAGAGTGCCTCTAGGATTGCAGGCATTCCCGGAACCTTTGTTGAAACCCAAAGCGGGTCTTTCTGGTAAAGGGCGAATTTGTGTTCGCCTCGTACTTCGCGGATGAGTTCGGCAAGGTCTTTCAGGCTTGGGAATGAGTCAAAGCGCACCGATGAAAGGTCAAGAACCCTTTTCACCACTGACAAGTCGGAGATCGGGTCGAGAAGGTTCACCACATGTCCCAAGAACTGGGCCGTTGGTTGTGAGCGGAATTTGGTCTTGAGTTCCGCCACCAATAAGTGGATTTGGTTTCGCCTGGATGTCTGCGTAGATTCTTGACTCATGATCCTTCACCTTGTCGTTTATTTCGACGTTCTCCCGAGCCTTGATCCCTATTAGGCCATTCACAATTTCCGGATAACGCTTCATGTGCGCGTCCAATTGCACGTAACGCTGAACGAGCAGCGAGAAAGGATGGCCAGCCTTGAAAACTGCGTAGTCCTTCCAGTGAGGGTAAATCAGCGCGTATTCCAGCGCCCTTTCCAGCGGAACCGACTTTAGCCATTGTCCCGCCATTCCGTTCTCTCGCGCGCCCCAACCAGGGTAATCGTGGCCAAACACAGTCCTAAAGCTGCCCAAAAAGGCGTCGCGCACTTGCGCCCCAGGAGATTTAGTCTCTGACGCCACGGCTCCTTTGGCTCGACCGCTGCGAGTTTTCTTTGCCTCAAGCTTTGCCAGTCGTTCCTCAAGCTCTTTGACCTTTCCGATAAGTTCGTCATTCGTCACGTCTCCTATCCCCCATCTTTGCGACCCCCGTCGCTTCTTTAAGTTTAACAGCCATCCAAAAGTTCCGCGAAGGATGAGCCGAAGGCGATCCTGAGCCACAAAGCCGAAGGCTGCGTGCAGTCCCAACCTCACCAGCAGACTATCAACGGACATGCATTGTCAGTACTGCGTTCGGATGGACAATACTGGGATTGGGGCTCTCAACGAACGTTCAACCTTTGGCCCCTAGCCGTTTAGAATCGACTCGCTGTACTCGGTCCGCACTTGGTGCCAACATCCCGAGCCCTTGGCGTCTTATCGACCCCAGTATCTTTATTGCGGCCGCCCTGTTTACGTTTGACTCATACGGGCGCAATTTCCACTCTCAGATGCGAAAATGAACCCTCCAATGAGAGTTCATTTTTCCTCTTGCTTTAGTAGTGGGAATCTGAGAGATTTGGCCCACTACCTGCCCACTACCTATCGTGTCGGTCTTCGCAACTCCGTCACTTGGTAAACTCCAGAAACCATAAAGTCGTCAAGACCTGAACCTGGAGTGCCCGTTTCTTTTTTTTCGATATGCGCATAATATGCACTTCATGCCGTTTGTTTCGGAAGCTCAAAGACGAAAATTCGCTGAGTTAGTCAAACAGGGAAAGATTTCCCAAAAAGAATTCGACAAGTGGAACCACGAAACCGGCAAAGCCAAGCTCCCCGAGCGGGTCGGCAAAAAGAAAAAATCAACGTTTTAGCTTAAAGGTCCCGTCACCCAGGGGCTCAACTCGCCATCCACGAAGCTCAATTTCGTCCTTCAGGCGCGGGAATTTCGATATCATGAAGCCGAATCCCTTGGCGTGTTGGAGGTTGTGGCAACGGCGACACATGGGGAGCAGGTTCGCCCACTCGTCATGGCCTCCAGCGCCTCGGGATTTTATGTGGCATGGATCTGACGGTCGCCCTTCGAGACAAGCCGCGCAGGGAAGGCTCCTGACCGACTCAAGAAGCTTTTTGTCGATCACTCTCGGTTTTTTCGGATTCGCGGCCATCATTAAAGTCTAACGTCTGAAGCAAAAAAAAACACCGACCAGGACGGCGGCAAAAACGATATCGAGATATTCGCATTTTAAGAATTCGTGCTGAGCCATGATCGCGAGATTGTAACTCAGTGGGTCGCCGTTTGGAATGGGCACGGAGTGTGCAGGCGACATAAACGGAGCTGTCCCTTTGATCGGCAAAAAGTTAAACTGTGAAAATTCGGGAGGAATTTGATGGAGATGGATAAATCGAATCTTGAGGCCATTCTTTGGGTTCTCAGCGTGAGCGGAACTATTATATCCATGATGCTCGTCGTGATCGGGTTCTTTTTTAAGCGGCTTATCCACGAAGTCGATGAACACACCAGGGGCCTAAATGGCCTCACAAGGGAATTTGGCAGTTTTAATCAAACAATCGTTCAACTTCAGAGGGATTCCCTGGCAAAATATGGGAGTGTCGACGAGAGACTCAACGAAACCCACCATGACCTTGAGAAGATCAAGGATCACGCCAATCAGGTGGACATGCTCCTTGAGGCCATCAAAACCCAGGGCAAAATCAAAAACGGTTGGTCTTTTTCGGCCTCTTAAGTCAGGATTTTGTCATGGCCGTATCTAAACACGGCTTTTGGACGATTTACTGGGCCATCTTGAGCACTCACCCTTTTGCCCTCATAATGGGTCTGCTAAATAGGCTTAAACTACAAAGGAGAAATAAAATGTCAGTAACAACTGGAATCGACGCTCTTGCAAAAGTCGTGGCGGACGTGGCCGCAGGTGTCCGTGGCGCAATCGCCAATGGCTCAAATCTCGCCGGAGATCTCGCACTTCTCATGCCCCTCTTCTCAGATGGCCCGGCTCTTTTGTCGGATGCTGGTTTGATCTTGCCTGAGTTCCAAGGTTTGGACTCTGCAGGTCTCGCCGATGTTGGTTCACAAGCTGTCAGCATTTTGAGCGCGGTCGAAGGCGCCCCGGCCAGTGCTGTGATTCAGAATGACGTGAAACAGGTCATCAACATTCTGATCGCCGCTTATTCGATGATCAAGGGTCCGGCAGCTTAATGCTGACGACCATTATCTCGGGGATCGTCGCCTTTTTTCAGGCGATCCCCACTCTCGACAAATGGGCTCAGCAGTTCGCAGAAGCATATCTGGCCAAGCAGTTGGCGAATCACCAAACCGACATGGCGAATGCTCTGCTCTCAATTATCAAAGATCAAAACCAAATCCTTCTTGAGCAGGCTATCGGATCTCCGAACGCAGGTGGAACGAGTTTAGATCAAACTGGCATCATCGATCGACCGATGCCTCCGGCGGGTTCATGACTATTATTAGGCACATTTCATTCCTATTATTAGGCATCGTTTTGTCAGGATGCGTGACCCGTGCTCAGGTCATGGTGGACGTTTATTTGAACGATGGAATTCCAGCCAACATCTGCAAGCAGTACCCAGCGGTTCAATCGTACGGGATGTACCGCGTGGTGAATTGCTCGGCGAAGCCAACCTCGGTCTACTGTCAGCACGGCGAAAAGCAGTTCCAGCAATTCCGCCCTTATTGCAATTCGGACACCAAGAATTATTTAAGCATGCTGAATTCAGACGTGGACAAATGGATCGGTGCCGCTTCGACTCCTACCTCACCTTAAGCGCGTATGAGGCCCGTAAAGGGCCACGGGGTGCCCCAATACATCGGCCACAAGACAGATCAAAACGATGACTAAGATCGCGTAGGCGACAACCTTGAACGGCTGCGGCATTGGGATCGCCGACACTGCCCAGGCAATAACCCCCAAAATTAAGACCGTGATAAGTAAAGAAATCATATTTTCCCTCCTGAAATTGTCTTGCACGAAATGGGCCTAGATTGGAGGGGTGAACCTAAATCAGCCGCCGGCTTTGGTAATTTGAGCGCTGAGCTGATCGACCTGAACCTTGCCATTGGCTGCTTGAGCTGCGCATTGGTCGATTTGAAGCTGAGACGGGGAGACCTGGGCCGCGCACATATCTGCATTTAGCGTGATCTGCGCCTGAAGGGCGGCAAGTCTATCCTGGAGGATTTTAAGTGCAGTGGGGACAGAAGCGAAAGCTGCCGATGAAACGAGGGCCATGGTCATGATAATTTTTTTCATGGCTCAAATCTTGGCATGGAGTTTTGGGAATGGCAATGGGGCAAGATTCGTGCGGAGGGAATTTTCACCCCCGTATAGGAGACCCTCCTTCGGCCACCGAAAAACAAACCGAAAGATGCCCTGCCACGCGCTGGCGACGCCGCACGAAAGCGTTATTTCTTCTTGAGCTTCTTCAGGGTTTTCGCGAGTCGAGCTTCCTTGCCAAGGACTCCGCCCTTTTTAGCAGCAGCAGCCAATTTCTTAGCTGGGATTTTTTCACCCTTTTTAACCCCTAGTTTTTTGTGAAGGGCACCTTTATTCTTTGTGGCGCCGGCGATCCAATGTTCTTTTTTCATTTCGTTCTCCTTTTCAACAGTTCGCATTAGCCGATGGGCGAACTTTAGTCATCAGGGGAGAATCGAAGCCTTGTTGAAAGCAACGAGATCATCGGGCGAGCCGTAGAACCATTCCGCATCCATTTCACCTGACTGTGTGCTCGACACACCCGGCACGGGATAGTTTCCGCTGAACTGCCAGAAGGTTCTTTTCGTCCACGGCGGAGGAGTCTTCACTTCAGACTCAGGGGCGTACCATGCCAAAAGGAAGGGATACCTTGCGAGGTGAACCATTACGCCCGGCTCATTCTCTGCGACTTGCAGCATCGTGTAGTAACCGCCGTAAAGAACCGGAAGCCTCTTCAGCCGAGCCTCGATCGTCTGGAGCATAAGGAGCCCCTTTGCTCCGTCGCCCATCACAACTCCACGGGTTTCGGGATCGTATTCCCAGTCAAACATCGGGCAGAAGTCCAGGGGATCGCTGGGACTCAGCCCACCCTGACTCTCGACGAGATCGCAAAAAGTGTTCGCTTGGGCGACCGGGTCCTGATCAAACATCGGGAAATGGTAGGGGCCGGCCATGATCCAAGCAGCTTTTATCGCGGTTCTAAAGGCCAAGTATTGTGTTCCACCAAGATCCTGACGGCTGCCCTGGCAGACCTTGACCCAACAAGCGGCCATGCCGAAAGCTTTGGCTTTGGGCCAACTGTCGACGATGTCACCGTCGTAAACGTCGCCAACTAGGGTTCTCGTTTGCGGACCTGAATCTCCAATTGAAAGCATTTTAATTCCTCCTGATGTTTATTTCGGTAACTATCCCTTGACGACAAGTAATTAAAGAAGTTTCGCATCGCCTATCCCCAACCTTTCTTCGGCAATTTTGAAATACTTTGCATCTTTTTCGATGCCGATAAATTTTCTGTTGAGATTTTTACAGGCAACTCCAGTTGAGCCGCCTCCCATTGTGAAGTCGAGGACTGTTTCGCCCTCAATCGTGTAAGTTTTAATTAGGTATTCGAGAAGTGCAACGGGCTTTTGAGTGGGGTGATACCTGTTTGAACCTCGTTCACTTTTAAAATCAATTATCATACAGGGATTTTTCAATAAAGCATCGTAATTGTTTGGATCAATTTTGCCGGAAGTTGTAGTTGATATATTTCCAGCCGAACACAAAAAGGGCTTACCGGATTTTTGTCCCGCCAAAACTCTATCAATACCTTTTTGATCCCTTTTAATTTTTTGCCCGTAAAATGATGGGGGCTTTAGATAGAACGTAGATATTAACTCATGGTATTTTAGAGGCATAAATTTAGCACAAGCGATGTTTGAGGGGACCGTTTTTCTCCATATCCAATCATATTTAAACTCTTTGATGTTGCTCATTCTAAGATGCGAACTAAACGGCTCACTTCCGAACAAACAGATAGCGGCATTGTCTTTACGAACACGTTTCAACTCTTTCCACATCGGCTCAAACGGAACAACCGAGTCCCACTTGCACGCGGTGGTCCCATAAGGGGGGTCTGTTAAAACCATATCAATAGAACCGTCTTTTAGTGTTCGCATAACCTCCAAGCAATCGCCCTCGTAAATCTCCATTCTCTAGTCCCCTCTAACCCCTTGATACTTGTCTCCAAGGTATAGTTACCTTTATTTCTCTACTTGACGAATTGATACCATGCCGCCTGGGCTTTGCGCGAGTTCCACCTCAGATAAGCTTGGGTGATCCAGACGAGCGGTTGGCTCTTGTAAACGCGCCTCATGACCGTGACGATATCGCTGATCGAATCATCCGTGGCCCTTGAAAAGAAGGGAAGCCATTTGATCTCTTTGGAGGCAACGACGGGAATTCCTGCGGTGACGTAATCGGCGCAGACCACGTTAAAAGTCTCAGAAAGCGAGACCTGCATGCCGATATCCATGGTCGAAAGTGAGTCGAGCAAAACCTCCGGCTCCATCCAGTCGCTTTCGATGAGAAAGGCATTGGGGTTGTCTTTGAAAAGGGCCCGTAGGTTTGTGAGGACAAGCTGTCCCCCAAGCTCGACACGGGAAGCGTTCACATAGAAGCAAAGCTTTTTGCCGAGTTCATTTGCGAATTGGATCGCTGCCATGGCCTGAAGCAGATGATTTTTTAGGGGGCGAATCGCGCCGTAACAAGCAATGTGAATGGAGTCGCTTTCAAGCCAAAGGTGTCTTCGCCTGGGCTTGCTCAGGTAAACGTTCGGCAGGAAAACGAGGCTTTCTGTCGGCACGACATTCAAAAGCGCCTCGTAACTTTCCTTGGAGTTTGCGATGAGCTTCACGCCCTGTTTTACGTAGCCCTTGATCCATTCGATTGAAATGCCTTCGATGGCCAGAAACGGCATGTGGGAATGGAGGTGAACATACCAATCGACTTTGGGGTGCAGCTTTTGAAGGACGGGAAACTTCTCTGGCACGACCCAAAGAGCCTCGATCACGACGATGTCAGGTTTGAATTTGGTGACTTCGCGGTCAATGTCATTATTGTCGACGACTTCGACGATATCGGCCTCAACACCCCTGGGTACAAGAGCCTCAACGATGAAGCGGGTTGAGTTCCAAAGGCCTGCGCTCCGGCGCGTGTACGTCGTGAAGGAGTAGCACTCGTTCTTTTTCAGAATAAAAAGGATCTTCTTCATCTTGAGCATGCCCTCGAAAGCCCAATAATACAGCGAAAAAAACAAGGAGGATAGTTAAGAGCAGCGCGACAAAGTTAATTTGGCCTTCTTCTGGCTCGGCGGGTGTCATTCCAACTCCATGGCTAGGGTTTTCATTCTTCTTTCTTCATTTCCTTCATGGCCTTGAAAAGCCTTTTGTCGAGAGCAAGCATCGCGGCTTTTGTTTTGGGTGCGTCTTGGCGAAACTTGGCGACGAAAAATCTAAGTGCTGAGCGGACGTCCTCACACTCTTGGCCCTGCATTACCATGAAAAATTTCTCGCAGCATTCGCCGCACTCGCTCCATCTAGGCGCGCAGACTTCACACTTTTTCATTCCAACTCCGCAAGCTTTTTATAGACTGAATCGAGGGTTTCTTGTGCCCTCGCTCCTAGGAATATATTGCTTTGATGATCTCCATCAGCAAGCCTAATTTCCATCATAGAATAACTTTCCAAAGCCTCAATCGCCTCCCGCATTGCCTCAATGAGCTTTAATGCTTCATCCGGAGGAAAGAGTGCGTAGTGACGCAAGCCCGGTTCACGACAATCCATTTCAGCGGTTCGTGCCATCTTCTCCAGGCGCGACAGGGTTTCGGTGAGGTTAGACATTAGATCATCTACAGAATGATTAAAAAAGTAGGAGCAAGAAATGGCTTTGGTTTTCGGCGTGGTCATTCGTTAGCCTCCTCAACCTCTTCACGAGAGTATAAAAACTCATCCAACTGAACTTCATATTTTGAAAGCTTCAATTGCATCACTCCCTTAATCGGGGTTACTAAGCATCCAATCGATTGAACACCATTGTTCCAAATTCCAAAGGCATTTATCGCATCCCAATACCCGCAAAGGTATGCATGGGTTTCAGGGGGTAATTTATCTGACTTCATTTTCTTCCTCCGATGGAAACGCGGCAAGAGCTTCTTTGAGCGGACCGGAAAGCATCCCGCACCTATCGCGCTCCCACTCCAAAGCAGGACGCGCGTGCAACAAAGCCCAGCGAGCCAAAAGAAATACGTCGTCCAAAACATCTTCTCTCCATGGGGTGCCTTTAAAATGTTCTCTAGTGGCTTGGTGAAGGCGTTCCAATTCCCCAATCGTCATTTACATTCCTCCATAGGCTTGTCGATTTCTTTGAGTGCATCGTGAGCCGTGAATAGATCACTCATTGTTCCATGTGGGTAAGCCCTAATTTCTAATAGCGCTTCTCTTGCGATCCTAAAACGGCGGATGATCTCTTGGATTTTTGAAGGATAAATCTCCATCCAATGCTTCCTCTCGGCAAGCTTCTCAAGCTGGTCCAGTTCTTCAAGAAACGTCACTCTACTTCCTCTTCCCACTTAAAATCATCGTGAAGATATATGGTCTGGTACTCGCCGCATAAAGAGCACTCGCCATTGCGGATGACGTTTGGGTGAAGTTTATCAAGCTCGCCATTTAAATCATCTGCGCATTGGATACAGAGGTACTTGTGAACTTCGTGCTCGGAGGTCATTTCATTTCCAAAATCCCAAGAGCGAGCCCCGCACCATGCGGTTTAGAGCGGGGAATAACAGGGCGCTCATGGCTCACCCTTGGAACGTTCACGATCTAACTCTTCCGTGAGGGCTTTTGCAAAATCGACGGCCGCATCTGGGGCCATGCATTTCAAAGTCACTTGACCGTTAGAAAGTATTCCCTGCAAAGCTTGTCCGGCGAACCACTCAAGCTTCGTGAGACCGCGCTTCTCGGGAGGCACCGATTCACTGGGTGCGGGAAAGGCGGGGTATTCCCAATACGGGCCGAGCGCGATTTCTATCATGCATGGGGAATAATTTGGCTTTGGAATCCTTGCAGCAGCCTCGCCCCGAACCTGAAGGAGAACATGAAAAATGTCAGTGCAGGTCCAAGCCCCGCGAGTGCCGGCGTAGATTTTCTCGGCGAGGATCTCAAGTTCTTTGTTAGTCACCTAATTCCTCCTTTTTCAGGCGTCCAAAGATCCAAACGCCGAACCCCCAAAGCAATTGAGCCAACACGGCGCCAACGATCGCTCCGCAAACGAAGCCCGTGATTACAGCCAGCGAGTTTTGCCATGTGGAGATCATGAAGACTCTTCGGTTTCCATGTTTGTCATTTCCATGCTTTCGATGTGAAGCGAATCCTGAAGATATGTCTTTGTGAAAGAAATCACAGAAAAAAGCTCAAGTAGCGTAATTTTTCTAGCCTGTCCCCAGAGAAGAAGCTCCCTCATATGATTGATCGCGTCTTCTTGGCGCATTAAAACTTTTGTTTCCATCGCAACTCCTGACCTCGGGCCTAATGCAGCAGTGAGTCACAAATCAAGGAAAATCAGCGGCCAGCTTCTCGGACGACGTTCCGAAGCCCCAGCCAGTGTTTGGCTTCAACAACGGAGGCGATTTTATCCAGGCAGCACTTCTTGAATTTGATCCCGGATCCGCACCAGCATTGATGATTCCGAGGGAAGCGGGAAAGGGGGTTCCACTTCATTCCTTCGGGCAATACTCGCCCGGCCCCTGCCTGAGATCGCAGCTTTCTGGCCCGTCGTCTGAAAAGGTTTCCCCACCCCATAAAAAAGGCTTAGGCCGAATACGGTACTTTTGGCAAAAATAATTCGCAAATAGTACCGTAGCGGGTTAGGCCGATTTGTGGCAGATGCGTGGGAAGCTGTGACAAACTGGATTTGAATGAATGAAAATTAGAAAATGTTGGTACTGTAAATCAGATGCCATTTTAACCCGTATACCTATAACACGGCGTGTAGAACCTCAAACTGCGTGAAATGGGGGGGAGGGACGTACGCAGCCAGCAGCAGGCTCGGCCACGGGGGTAGGGGGTCGAACTTTTCCCCGCCCTTTTTTCCCCTAATGTCCTAATAGTATCAACAACCTGCAATCAACAACCTAATCTGAATGCGTATAACTTGCCTTGGCCCTCCTTTGCCGCGGCGGTATCCTCATAGGTTGTACGTTGCAGGTCCCGTGCCGATGCGAGGACGCGTTTAAATGCCATTCCACGCCTGAAAGGTGTCTAAGGTTTGCTCATGTGTCGATATAACGATAGACAGTGGAAGGTTGACGGTGAGCCGATCCCTTCAACCTGCAACCTGCAACCTTCAAATAATGGCATATGAGCAGCCAAAGGCATGCGGGATAGAGCTCGAGCTCATGAGTGTCGCAGACCTTCAACCTACTTTAAATGGCATTTGAGGCGTGCGGTGGACCTACAACCTACGCGGACGGGCATTTGACGAGACTTTGGGCCATTTACATGCAACGATGTTGTCATAATGGGAGATTTGAGAATCAAGGCGTTAGCGATGGACGTCACACGCGACGTATCCCAGCATTGGGAACGGTTTAAAGAGCCAATGAGCTTAACATCGGTGCAGTGTCGCTATTTGAGGCGTTTGGAGAGGGTTTTTGGAGTAGGGAATGGCTTCTCATGGTTTATCGATCAATTGAAAAAGGCGCGAGTTCTTCATTCAATTGAGACGCGCACGGGGAAGCGCTGGATGGTGCCGATTGAGGCTTGGAATGGCTTAGATTCAGCGGCACGGCTTAAGGTGGACGAATGGTGTCAGACCGCGGTTGATCCCCGCTATGAGCGAAGCGTGCAGCTTAGAGAAGAGCGTCTAAAGAATCGGCAGCCTGTCTAAGAGATCGACAGGAGAACACAAGGCATCGAAAGCATTGTGAGTGTCGCGCGAGTTTCACACGTTATCCACAAAACTGCATGAAAGTTCGACGATTGGTGGTTGGTGGTTTCGTCGTGAATTCGGCGATTTGTCGGTGGCACGCGAGGTGCAATGTACTCTGTATCGGAGGAACGATGGGAACGATGATTTTAGTCCTGATCTTAGTGATGTTTTTAAACTGAATAGGAGTTGCGAGTCATGAAAAACTTAGAGCGTTCATTGTCCTTGTTACTTGTTGTTTTGATCGGCATGGTCATTGTGGAATCGGCCAAGATTCCGATGCTAAGCCAAACCGAAATCGCCTCGGCATTGCAGAATGCGAACCGAAGCCCGGCTGTCGTTCGATAGCCAAAACTAACCCCAAAGCCACGGACGGCCTTCTTTAATTTAGGAGGTCTTATGTTCTTTTTGTCGGTCGGTCTTTTGGGACTTTATTTTGGATGCCCGATATTTGGTGGGATATTTACGGTGCTTGGCCTTCTTGGCCTTGTCGCTGAATCTCATAATGCACGAGGTGGCCAATGAACAAAATAACGATCTGGAACGACGTTGCTGCAAACTGCTGGATGTCTGAAACTATCACCAATGATTTTCCCGATGCTGACATGGTGAAACACTTGGGCACGCATATTTTGCCCACGGCATTCACTACACAAGCTGAAGGGGCGTACGTTGCTAAGCGATTAGAGGAACTCAATCCTGGTTATCAAGTCATGATTCGCATCAAATTGGCCTAAATCAAATTAAGGAGATCAAGATGGAAATTTTAAAAACGATTCACAATCACGGGATGCAACGATATGAGGCTCGAATGGGTAAGAAGATTAGAGCGCAGCGATTGTATGGTTCAACGTTTTGTCCTTATATCGTGAAAAACGGTCGCGTCCAACTGACTTCGTTCAATGACCTCAAGACGCTTTTAAAAGGCAACGTCGTTAACATTGGATCGATCGCTAAGTCGGGAAACGACATGGGGTTGTCAGACGCGTTTGCTTGGTTGGATCGTAAATATCAAATCACGCTTGCAGCGCTTGAACAACTTAACGAAGCAAGTGATCGCAAGACGATTGTTATCACCACGCAGTCTGACCTCATTGGATGCGACGATTACGTCGACCGCTTGGCCGAATTGTCCACTAGACACGACGTCGAAATTCAAATCGTATATCCCAAAGGATTAGATGCGGACGATTTTCGAACTCTACTACCCGCATGCCCTTCACAACTTCGACTCGACAAAGCTATTGAGAAGCTTACCGATGCAGGATTGAACGTAGTGCGCTTGAATTTGTCAGGCAGGAAAATATGATCCACCTCGAGCACCGCATCTTGCAACTATTCTGCACGCTAACCGTAACACTTGTGATCTATAGCGCGATAACCGCGTAAAGGAGACTTATGAGCATATATGAAGCTTTAAAACTGAAACTTCGCCGCGAGCCAACTAATGCCGAAATTAAATTCGAAGTGAAACGCATAATCAGCGAAGCGACTTTAAAAGTCAAAATGAAGAAAGGTGACCTATGAAACCTAAACACACGCCTGGACCGTGGATCTCTGAACCAAGAAATGAGTTAGCCGTCAACCTTGGAAACGAGACGTTCTACGTGACCGCCAAGGAACTGCCTCACACTTTGGCTATGGTGAATGACGAAGCCAACGCCCGCCTAATCGCTGCGGCTCCTGATCTCTTAGAGGCGCTTGAAGTGGCGCTCGAATACATGGAGCAAGTTGTACGCTTAGACCCAACAAAATCGGCCGCTAAGAATCAAATTAAATGGATCGAAACCGCTATCCGCAAAGCGAAAGGAGAATGAGAATGGAACCGCTGATCGGAGCGATTTTGCTCCTTATGCTCGAAGTGATTTTGACCGAGATTCTTAGTTAGAAAAAGAACCGGACGTCAAACCGTGAAGATGACGTCCGGTTCAAATAGCCAATACCCTGGAAGAGGTGAATGACCATGAAAAACGATACAGATCTAAACAAAAAGCGTCAAGCGATTGAGGACTTCTTGGACGAAGTTCGCACGCATGAGCACCAGTTCAACGAAGCTTGCCCGTCCAAACTGTTAGCCGCTAAGTTCGGCAAGCGCGTGATTCCCTTTGGTGGATACCGGAACTTCATTAAGAACCTCGCGATCGACGGAACGATTGCCTTGGATCGAATTCAAACGGGAGGCGTGTTCATTTCGATGCCGAAACGCACGCTGAAAGCCGTATGAAGGACTTTCCGAATCGAATTCGGTGGGTTGTTCATTTTCAGGGTTTAAAATGGCCGAAACCCTGGGAGCATCTCGACGAAGTTCCAAACATGTTTCAGTATATCGACAAGCCGGAATTGACGTGGGGATCGGGTATTTACTACGTCCAAACCAATGGCGATTTAGTCTTAGTCGAAGATGACTATGACTCAAGCGATTGAAAGGGAAACCGAAATGGGAAAAGAACTGATACTGCCGGGACAAAACAATGCTCACGCTGAATTCACGCGACAAAGCGTGAAACCTCGTGAGGACGTGAATGCTGAACGTGCGAACTTCTATTTAAAGACCTGCGGTGAATCGATGACACCGCCCGGATGCGAGTACGTTGGCTCTTTTGCCTCACATATTTACAAGAACCGTTTGAATCCGATGGAATTCACCACGATTCAACAGGCACCGATTGGGAATGCCCATGAAGTGTGGACCGATATCGCATGGAAAGAGATCAGGAAAGTCCTCATGGCCAAGTTCGGACGTAAAGAGCCCGCGAAACGGGCATAAGAAAGGACCTAAACCGTGAAAAAATTAACTTTAAACGAAGCAATCGAGCTTCACGCTGCTAAGCAATTGGTTGGCGTCTTCGAGATGACAAACCAAGAGTACCATGCAGCGCCTGGACTCTCGAAGTCGGCCTTGGACAATATCAACGAAAGCCCGTTCTATTATAAGTGGAAACTCGACAATCCGGACGATTTGTCCGAAGCGCTGATTTTTGGCTCGGCTTATCATGCCAAAGTCTTGGAACCGCATTTGTTTCCAATCCTGTTTTTCCCGACCTCAACACAACCTCGCGCGCCGAAGCGCGATGCCCTAGGTCGAGCGCCGTTATCTGAAGCCAACTCGGACAAAATAGATGCCATGGTCAAGCGCCTTAAGTCTTTACCGGGAGCCTCAAAGCTCATTGTGGGCCAACCCGAACTCTGCTTTTTCTGGACTGATATTGAGACCGGCATCCAATGCAAATGCAAAATCGACGTGCTTTCGCCGGCAGGTGTGGTTGTGGATCTCAAAACTTGCCAAGACGCGAGCCCTAAGAAGTTCTCGGCCACGATTCTTGACCGCCGCTACCAAGTTCAGGGAGCATGGATACTTGACGGCATTCGGAAAGCCGTTGAACAATCCGGAATCAGCTTTCCAATCCCCGACAGCTTCATTTTGCTAGCCCAAGAGAAGTCTGAACCTTTCCGCGTCGCCCAAGGTGAAGAGATGTACCGAAAGGACCTTGAAACCTACGCTGAATGCGTGACCAAGAACGAATGGCCGGACTATCCCGACCAAGTCGTGGACATCGAATGCCCGATCTGGAGCTTCAAATGAGCGTATATACAAAACGTATTTACGCCAAAGTTCCGCTTTGGACAAAGTTCCTGCTACTCTTTAGGCGCACGAACCAAACCACGGGACAAACCGAGGGGACCGTCTGCACGATTTACTGGAAGCACCTTTTTAAAAGGATCTACGTGTTAAAAGAAGAATTCAAACCGAAAGGAAACAGTCATGGACAACGAAAATAACCAACTACCACAACGGTTCCAAGGCGATCACTTAGGCAATGCGCCGGCGATCATGCCAAAGGTGCCACAATCTGTTGAGTCTTCGCGGGCAATCGCTGAAGTTCAGGCGGCCGTGATCTCGGCTAAGAACTTTCCCCGCGATACTAATGCGGCCTTTGGGGCCGTCATTGAAGCCTGCAAGCGAAAGCGCGTGGCTGAGAATGCCATGTACGCTTATAAGCGCGGCGGAGCCATGGTCACGGGACCGTCTATCCGGATGGCTGAGATCCTTGCCCAAAACTACGGGAATCTGAGCTTCGGCATCGTGGAACTCGAACGCCGTCAAGGCGAAAGCCAAATGATGGCCTTTTGCCACGATCTCCAAAGCAATACCCGTCAAACGAGGGTCTTTGCCGTTCCTCATGCTAGAAGCTCCAAAGCCGCCGGTAGGGTTGAATTGACCGACGACCGCGACGTTTATGAGATGACAGCCAACCAAGGCGCCCGAAGACTTAGAGCCTGCATCCTTGGAATCATCCCACCTGACTTCATTGACGGGGCCATTGAGCAGTGTGAGGCGACGTTAAAAGACGCCGACAAGAACGTGCCCATGGCGGATCGAATCAGGGGAATGCTTCAGGCTTTCAGCGAGCATGGAGTCAGCCAAGAGATGATCGAGAAGCGCCTGCAACACAAAGTCGACGCAATCAATGAGGCCGAACTTGTATCGCTTCGGAAGATTTACGGCTCAATCAAGGATGGGATTGCCTCGCGTGAAGAGTTCTTCTCGGTGAAGGAACAAGCATCGCAGCCCTCAAGCGTGAATGAAAGGCTTGCCGACATCAAAGTCCCTGAAGAAAAAACCGAAGTAAAAGAGCCCGAAAAATCGGCTCCAGTTGTCGAGGCTCCAAAGGCCGAAACGAAGGTCCCAAAGCCAAAAGCCAAACTTGAGCCAAAACCTGACCAGATTTCATACAAGTTCCCCGTGGGCCGGTATGAAGGGCAAGAGATCTCGACGATCTCGCTTGAGGACCTAAAGACGTATTTCTTCCAATTGAAGGGTCAGGCTAAGCTTGACGGCCCGAACGCTCATCGTGACGAGATGATCATGGCCATCGGTGACTTCATCGAGAAGGCGGCAAAATGATTTCTCACGACAAGGTTAACGCCAAAGAGACTCTTGAAAGGCTGATTCCAAGAGAGATGAAACAGGTTTTGGCTGTGGTGATCATGGAGGATGGGAACGTTGAATGCCATTGGTCGACTATGCCGCCAGCCGACCTAATCCTCATGGAGAAGGTCTTGAATCGGAATATCAACCACACACTCGATCAGCTCGAAAAGAACAAAAAGGATCCAGCGATATCATGACGTTGCAAGATAAGTTCGTTTTGCTCGTTCAAACTGAATGCCTGACCGAAGTCTTCTCGGGCGATATGGCTCAACGGGAATGCTCTAAGCTCATGGCCGATGTATTCAGCGTATGGGAATGCGATATCGAGGAAGCTTTGCCAGAAAAGCGTCTTCACGAGCTTGCCATGGATTATATTTCGTGGAAACTTCACGAGTCGATACAGCCTAGCTGGATCAAAACTCACCCCTAAAGGAGAAACCATGGGACGTAAAAAAATTAACCCAGACGCTAAAACTATCACCACAAAACGAGAGATTCTTTTTGATCTCACCGAGCAAGACCGTGCCGCGCGCCTTGAAGCCTGCAACACGCTTGAATCTCAAATCGAGAAAATCAATGCCGAGATCAAGGAATTCAAGGATTCTCGCAAAGAAGAAGTTCGATTGCTGACCATTGAGCGAACGAAAGTTCGCAGAGTTCTTGCCTCAAATAATGAAGCCCGAAGCGTGGTTTGCAAACAGATCATGGACTATCGCGCTGGCTCCGTGACGACGACCTATAAAGGCCGAATCACTGAAGTTCGCGAGATGCTCGATCATGAGCGCCAAACCGAGATTCCGGTGGAAACCAAGTCTGCCCGCAAAACCAAAGAAAAGACCGACGCTGAACCCAAAGCCAAGAAGACTCCGAAGAGCCGTAACCACGTTCAAGATATCGAAGCTCCGACTCCGATCTCCAACGCCGCTTTCTCTGCCAATCCGACCGTTCCTCATCCCGCCGCTTGATCATCTTTGGAGTCGATCCAGGACTTTCTGGGAGCGTAGCGGCTGTCGGTGAAGGCATCGCAGCCGCCATTCCCTTCGAGCAGTCCAATGCGGGAACTCTCGACTTCAAAGCAATCGCAGCCTTCTTAGATTCCTTCAAACAGTTTGAGTGCCGAGCTTTCGTGGAAGCCGTTCACGCTTTTCACAAGCAAGGCGTCAGTTCAGCCTTTACCTTTGGGCGAACGACTGGCCACATTGAGGGATTTCTTCTTGGACGTGGAATCATGGTGAGTAGAGTGCTTCCGAAGGTCTGGCAGGATTCAATGTATCTTAAGCTCAGACCTGAACTCGAAGGAAAAGAGCGCTCCATCCAGGCGGTGAAGGCTCTTTATCCTGATATTTCCATTAGGCGAACCGTGCGAACAACGACTGATCATTCTGGGATGGCTGACGCGCTTCTCATCGCCACCTACGGCCATCGTTTACTTAGCCTTGCGAAGCTCAAGTAACTTGCGCTGAACCTTGTCCACATAATCCTGATTCACATAGCGCCCGGTATCGGGGTTCCGAAGAACATCGCCCAGGCCGTATGCTGCAATGGCGTCGTTTTCATCGGGAAACTTTTCAAATGTTTTAACCAGCATCTTGCAGCCCAATTCAGTCCCATCCCACATGCTGGAAAGGTTTTGAAGCGCACCTTTGTATCGAAGCTCACGTGCTACGGCGCCGGAGACTTGCATGAGGCCCCAGTCGATATGCTGGAAAAGCTTTTCTGTCTCGACTGTCGTATCGACGGTCTGTGCCCAGAATTCGGGATCCACAAAGAGCTTATTTTCGCCGTAGTAAATGGCCTTGAGTGGATTCCATCCCGATTCAACCTCAATGATCGCCATGACTAAATTCGGATCGAGTTCAAAAGCCTTGGCTTGGGCTTTGGCTGCTTCGATGAGTTGTTTCTTGGTCTTTTCGTCCATTCTCTATTCTCCAGGGTTTTGCTCTATTTGATTGTCTGGGACTGGGTTTGGCACACTCGGGGGCTGACTTGCAAGAGCATCCATGTTTTGTTGACCATTAGAAGCTTCAGCAGCAGCATTAAGACTTTTATTCTTAAAGGCAGCCGCGAATGTTCTCGCTGAGGCAGGAACAAGAATCTTCGTGACGGCATTTCCAACGCCACGTTTGACTGTTGCCAGCGTTGAATTGTCGACCATGGCCTCATAAATCCCCATTCCTTGGACGATATTTGAAATTTGCTCTTCATTTGCCGCTCCTTTGATAAGAGCGCCGACTCCGTTGTTAGCCACATAATTGGCAAATTCAGGAGATCCCCTCACAAGACGGTAAAGATCGCGAGCACCCCGAACAGGAGACATGGCAAGCCCGACGAGCGCACCGACGGCTTGAGTAGTTTTATCTGGATTCTCTTTCCAAAAATCGCTGGTCTGAATCAGTTTTGCTTGATTGGCGATTCCTTTTAGCTGATTCAATTGAGATGGATCAGGAGCAAGCGCACCCATCATTTCAGGTCCCCATTTCCTTGCGTCTATTTCTCTCATGAAAACCTGCGGATCAAAGACGGGTTTCGCTGGATCAATCGAAGCATCGATCGCGTTAGATATCCAAAGTGACCTGATCTGCTGCATCTGCGGAGAATCGGCTCCAAATATTTGCTGAATCTTCAAAAGAGAAGACGGCTTTCCAGGAGTCAAAATCATTTGAGCGATATTGTCAGCGGCTTGGGGATTTTGGAATGCTCCCCCCAATTCTCCGATCTGGTTCATTTTATCGCTATAATTTTTAAATGCCTGATTCCAACTATCTTCCATTGGCGTGCCTTTTAAAGATTCTGTCAATGCAGAGGCTTGATCTGCTCGGAAGGAACGCTGAATAGATTTGAAATTATTTAAAATCGTTTCATTGGCCTGTCTTCCTGGGCCATCAAACTGGGAAAGATCGGCGAAAAAGGTTGTGGCATCATAAAGATCTTGAAGGGGCAATCCTCCATTTACCTTTGTGGTGGCGGAGTAAATATTATATTTATCCACAAGCTGTTTCAAGACGTTTTGGCCAGTGGGAGAACCCCATGCAGAGGTTTGAGAAGCGGCAAGCTGAGTATTGAGCTGTTCGCCCTCCAGCCCATCAAGAGTTGCCGAGCCGTTACTCCCGTCTAAAACAAGTTTCAATTCTCCCGTGGTGGGATCCTCGACGGCTTTATCGCCAATTATTTTTCGAAGCTGTCCAAGACCATTGTCGATCGTGAAAGAATTTATTCCCTGTTTCTGGGCATTCGCGATAGCTGTTGATTTTGCAAGTCCAACTCTCTGACCAAGCTGGTCTTCAAGCGAATCCATTCCATTTTTTATCGATTGCCCCACTGAATATGCGGTCACTTCTCCCATTTCTGGATCAGGCATTCGAAGGGACGTGTGGATTTGATCTATTGCTCCCCTAATTCCAGCAGCGGCTTCTTGACGATAAGAAAGTGAACTCTTTGCAAGATCACTCATGAAGGCCCCGATCTGACTAACGGCTTCGCCGCCGACAGAAAAAGCAGCCCCAAGTCCAGCCGATTCCATGAAGTCTTTTTTGTAATTGTAGCCGGCGGCCTCTTGGACACCTGCCGCATAGTTGGCCGCCGCTCGACTCATTGAAGAAGCGGCCCATGCTGCGCCCTCAATTCCAGCCGTGGCTCCCACAAGAGCAGGTCCAGGATTCATTGTAGCGGCAGCTCCGGCAACGAACGGAGCGGCAGCCAAAGCAGCGGCTCCTCCTTCTGCGATATTTGGGACCATGGCGGCGAAATCAAGACCTGCGGGTGCCACGGGATTCCAAGGAGCTTGTTCGTTGTCTCTATAAAAAAACTGATTTCCATCGTACTTGGCATTGTTGAAGCCATACAGCTTTTGGAACATGGAAAGCTGGCCTTCCCGAGTCTTTGGGATGGCTCCAATTACACGATCAAGAAATGGAGCTGGCTTGTTTCCTAAACCATTGTCTTGCTGCACGGCTTCGGGATCATTTGATAAGTCGCTTCTGAAGGCGGCCTCAGCCATGTCCATTTGGTTTTTTTCATCGGCTGCCTGGAGATGTTCAACTGGCGTATTGCTTTTAATTTGTGCGAGATTCGCATCGGCAGATTGCTGATATGAGGGATTGGTTTGAGCATCGGCGGCTGCTTGAACTGCTGGACTTCTTTGGGGAGGAGTAGAGGGATTGGCTGACTGATCATCCATCGTTCCATCGTCTCCTCCCTGATCGCCTGGTTGTGGTGACTGCGAAGGAGGAGGTTGAGATGAGTCTTGTCCTTGAGGGGCCATGGAAGGAACTGTTGAACCAAGAGTAGGTTGAGGATTTCCCTGAGCCAATGGTTGGCCAGCGGCAAGCTGCGTATTTGCAAGGGGTTTAAATTTCCCAAGAACATTCTGGAGGGTTTGGCCCATGGTTCCTCCCGGAATTGGATTCCCAAGGTCTTGAGGTTGAGGATTCGCTGGAATATTGAAGCCTGCCATCATTGATCCATATCGTCATCGTCTGGCGTTGGCTGTTCGGTCGCGGTAGGTGCCGGCGAAGTTGAATCATCCGAATCATCTGGTTGACCGGGGCCTCCGCTCATCGCCGTACCAGAAGTGCTGGATGCTGCTGAAGGAGGCTGGGAGCTAGAAGGAGGCGCAGAAGACGGGGGAGGCGTTGCCGTTTGAGCAAAATAATCCTTCCATTGAGCTGCCTCGGCTGGACTCATGGGCTTTCGACCATTGGTGACGAGACCCTTATTTATGGCGGCAAGTGACCAGCCTTGGCCCATATATTTTTTGAGCGTGTTTTGTTCCATGGTCGTGCGCCCTGGCGGGGGCATCGGTGAATCATCATCGTTCTCGTCGTCCTGCGAACTCTGCGAACTATCCTTCGAGTTGGCGCCCTTCGCACCAAGCTGCGGATAAAGCCTATTTAGAGTATCCGGAGAAATAATTTGGCCGCCAAGAAGCTTTTGCCGCTGAACTCCATTTCCAAGAGCTTGATTCACAACAGGATCCAAAAGAGATTTTGCCTCATTGGTGGAAGTGTTTTTCATCATTCCAAGAGCCTGAACCAATTGCCCTCGCACGTTGTCATCAAACCTAGTTCCATCTTGATATTTATTGGTTAATGCCGCAACTCGATCAACTGCCGAACCGATATTCGTGTTCGCATTAACGGCCGTTGGCGTGATTCGCTCATTCCCGAGCGAACGAATATAGAGCTGCATGGCCGCCTGATCTCCTGCGGCGGTTCCCTTTTGTAGAAGCGCGATGGCAAGATCAGGTTTCTGCATGAGCGGCTCATAGGTTTTTTCGATCTGACCTGCTTGTTTTGAAAGCGTCGTCGTGTCTTTATTGCCCACTTCTTGAGATTTGAGATCCAAGCTCTTGTTTTGGAAGTCGGCTTGTTGCTGAGCCTTCTGAGCCGCAAGCTGATCCTGGCCAGTCTTTGAAGTGATGCTCGCAAGCTTCGTCCAAGTCGAAGAATTGATCTGCCCCGACATTGTCGAAAGGGCAGCGTTTCTCGTCGCTGGGTCTGGGCTCGTTAGATTGGCCATTGCTTGGTTGATTTTCTGATCATAAGCCGGATCATTGCTTGTCGTAGCGGCCCAAAAGTCCGGAGAGATTGGAAGTCCGAAAAGCTGAGCCTTTTGCTGAGCCCCTTGAATTATCGCCTTGCGCACGCTTCCGGTTTCAGACATCGCACGTTGAACGTCTTGAAAAACGCTCATGCCCTTTTGCATTTGAACCATGTCTTTTTGCTGTTGGTGTTGGTCTAGCTGGGCCTGCACCAATTGCTTTTGCTGATCGAGGTGCATTTTTACTTGAGCAAATTGAGTTCCATCCTTTACCGCATTCGGAATCCAGGAATAATCAACCTGCCCGGCTCTTAAGAGTGTTGGATCCAATGGCATCGTCTTCTCCTATGGTGTTGAACCGCTGAAGTTAAAGCCGCCTAGAGAATATCCGCCGCCAGCCATCATTGGGCTAGAGGCTGGCATCGTTAATGGACTTGGTGAATTCAGCGCATCTTGTTGTGAAGGCGTTAAATAACTGCTGAGCGTGCTTGGAGTGGAAGGAGTTGAAAGTGCTGACATCATTCCCATGGTCATTCCAGATTGGCCGACAGCGCCCCCGAGTCCTGCGATGTTTTGGCCTTGAGAAATTTGACCTGCATATTGATTTCCGATCGTTCCCGCAAGCGTATTGCTGGCTCCGATGGCCTGAGCACTTCCACCGAGTAAAGTATTTGCTGATTGCATCTGGAGCTGTTGCTGGGTTGTCTGCATTCCGCTCGCGAGTCCAGTGAGGCTATTGGTTTGGCCCGAGACCCCCTGCATCAGGCTATTCGCCGTTCCGGCAAGCGAAGTCGTGGCAGAAACGGATTGATTGAAAGCCTGAAGCTGGGCATTCGCCATTGTCATGGTCGTATTGTTATCGAAGTTGTTCAAAGCCATGATACCGGCTGCTGTTGTGGCGTAGCCAGGACCCATGGTTGAGGCGAGTTGATTTTGAAGCTGAACCCTTTGGCGTGCGGCGTTCGCCTGTATTGGGGCCAAAATAGCGGCGGATTGTCCCTGAAGAAGTGCCGTCGTCTGATTTCCCGAAGCTACAATTGAGGGAGCAAGGGAGTTCAGGGTATTGAGGCCGGAATTGATCGCGCTCGACTGAGCCTGAAGAGCCTGCATGGAATTCCCTACGGTCTGATCCATGAGGTTAAGTTCTTGAGGAGACGGAATCGCGGCGGAAGAAGCGATCGCATAAGCTTGGTTTCGCGACTGCTCGGCATATTGAAGCCCCTGTTCGGCGACTCCGGCTTCCGCCTGCCCTGCGGCCTGGGCACCTTTGGAGGATTTGCTCCCACCGACGAGACTTCCGGCTAAGCCGGCTCCGCCCATGATCACGCCTGCTGTTACTGGCATTTTAAGCTTCCTCCCTTAAGAGTATCTTAAGCCCATTTTCCCGACCCACAAACCCATGCTTCTCGTACCGGGCCTGAAGTTTTGAATTGTTCGATGACGCAGTCACCAGTTTAAAGCCACATTGCCTAGAAAGCTCTAAAAGCCCCGTCAAAAGACAGTCGAGTGCCTGATCCCGCACTACCGGATCGGTCGTGGGGTCACTCATGACACCCCCTATAAAAGCGAATTTGGCGTCAGTCCTAAAGAGAAAGCCTGAGCAGATGCGTCGGCCATCATGGACGATGAGCATTCCACATTCGGGGTAGTATTGAGGATCCGGAAGGCCGAGCCCACGGGCTGAGGCCCAAAGAACAATGTGAGGAAAATCCTCAGCCTCAATATATTTCTTGATCTCCATAGTTCAAACTCTCGACATGAAGCGAAAGCGAAGTGTGTTGTTCCATCGTTTGGAACCCCGCTTTCTGGAAAAGTTTAGTCAGAGCCGGCCTGTCAGAGTTGGAAACGATGATCCTCATCCCGACCTCTTTGGCTCTTGTGATCAAATACTGAATGGCAAGATTTAAGGAGTAGATCTTTTCTTTCGGCCGCGCCTTGGGATTTGCAACGGTGAAACCAATGTGGGCAAGCCTTGAGTTTCCCCAGTAGAGCCATGATGCGCAAATAGGTCTGCCATCTTCTGCGACCACGAGACATCCGTCGTCAGAGATTTGAGCAGGGTCCAAAGTGCGACCCGTTTGAGCGCGCCACCAGTGATAGACAATCGGATAATGGATTTCCGCGACATACTTCTCGATCCTCACAACTCAACGACCTCCAGCATATTGATACCGCTGGCAGTCCCGTTCACGGCGCTTTGATTTCCGGCGAGTTTGGCAAATGAAGGAAAGGCAACAGACCCTAGGCCATCCGTCCCCGTCGCACCGATCGGCTGCATATAAACAACGGGAGATCCCGAAAGGCTTATATAAAGCGCTTGAAGCGAATATTCAGTCGATCCTTCGGCCCCCGAATCAAGGAAAACGTCGGAAATGTTACAACCGGCAAGAACTCCTGAAGACTCAATGAATTTCGCATAGGTCCTGACAACCGTTGATCCGCGAAGAACTTGGATCAGGACTTCAGCTTCTCCCGAACTATTGATTAGTGAGAAGTTT